GTAGGACAACAAGCTCCTCTATGTGATGATGGTTCACCTATCTATGTTACAGTCCAATCAATCAAAGCACCAACCAAAGGAATCCAAATAGGGCCCTTTAAATTCAAACAAAAGAAAACTTTGGTAACTGTTAAAGTTGTGAAAGATGGAGTTGAATCAATTGGTGAGGGTTCAGCGAAGATGAATGTATCTGCAACTCTAATGCAATTGCAGGATGAAAATCTACCATTCGAACAAACGGAATTCTCAGTTGCAATGAAGAAGGCAATTGAGGATGCATTAGATTAAAATCACTTTTTAGTTTATTGATATTTATATATTGAACTAATATTGATAAACGTTATGACGGAAGATTTCGAATTATTTCCCGGTAAAAATCTAAGTGGATTATTTGAGGATATCTATAATAATCAAATAAATAAGAAAAGACACATCTCCGAAGTGATTGCTGAACTACGAAAGTTAGTTAGGAATCCAAATGATATGAGATATATTGGTCCACTTATCAAAGATTTAATTGATACATCCGTTCGTAATGATGAATCTCTACTTAAACTTGCTACAATTGCACAACGAATTATGGTTGCTGGAACTAAGAGTGAGGGAGAAGCTGGTTTCCTTAGTGATGCTGAGAGAGAACAGCTCTTAGCAGAGATAGAACAAGTTCAAGATGAAATTGAACGTGTTGATAATATGGAAAACGAAATCGAAGAAGTTAAGAAAAAATTAGAAAATTAAATGTTCGGAGATAGGAATCTTAATGTACAATCAAACCAATCAAACCAATCACCTCAAATTGATAAATCCAATATGGGTATTGTTTATCATGTGGTATTGGATGTTGATGATGAGAAATTAGATATACTTGAAATAGCAGATGATTTAAAGCCATTATATATAGGGGCTATTCAATTTAGGAGTAATCGAGCAGCCAGTAAATCAGATGATGAGTTATCATTCGCACTTCCATATAAACAAAACTATATATCTTTGCCAACTAAAAATGAATTTGTTAGAATAATAAATGCAAAGGGTGGTGGGTATTATTATGAGAGAATCATAAAATCACAATTACCAAATGTTAACAATGTTGGTGATACGATACGAAAATCGGTTTCTAAAGACTCATCTACACAAAACACATCTAAGGATTACTCAAATGTACAGACAACCAATATACCCAGAAGTACATCCGATGATTCCGCTGATTATGATGGGTATGGTGATTACTTTGATGTAAATTCGAATCTTAATTATCTTAGGTTATATGAGGGTGATACTTTAATAGAAAGTAGATTTGGTTCATCAATTAGATTTAGCGGATATAATAATACTGAAAACTCATTTTCACCAACACTTATATTACGAAATGGGGAAAATCCACAAACATTAAATGCTGGTAATGGTATATCAACCGAAGAGGATATCAATAGAGATGGTAATATTATTCTATTGGGGTCTAACCAATATCAACTACCATTTCAACCTGGTACTGTTGATGATAAAGGCAAAACTGAGTTTGAAACGACTCCTCTATCATTTAAGGATTATCCAAATGATTTGAAGGGAAATCAAATACTATTAAATTCGGATAGATTGATATTCTCTGCAAAAACATCCGAAATGATTTTCTATTCTAAAGGAAACTACGGATTTATTTCAGATGGTGAATTATCTATTGATAATAAGTTTGGTATTCGGATGAACGTAAATGATGATATCAATATAACAACTAACGATAGAAATGTGAATATCAATAGTGGTAATGGTAATATAAACTTAGGTAATACAAACTTAGAATCATTAGTAAAAGGTGAAACATTAGTACAACTAATGACTGAGCTGATTACAGCAATCGAAGCTATGACAGTAGCAACGGCAGCTGGTACATCATCGATACCAATAAATGTAGCATCATTTAGTAAAGTGAAATCTCAATTAAAAACAATGTTGAGTAATCTAAACAAAACATCATAATGTCTTGGAGTTTATTCAAAGCAAATATAATCCGAAAAACTAATCCTAAGTTTAACAACAACAATATAAATCAGGTTGCTAAGATTTGGGCTGATGAATATGATGCTGCTGTAAAAAGAGGTAAGGATTTTATAAACTTTGAATCAATACAAAGTGGTAATAAGGCAATAATGGAAACCTTATTTAAGGTTGCATTATTAAAAGGATTTACAACTCCACCGGGTCAAAACTTTTCATTAGTAAACGAATTCGGAAATGGTGTAAAGGCATATTGGGCGGGAGCTCAAATGAAACCATTCCCAATTCCATTAATACCAGCACCAGGTTCAATACAAAACATCTCAGTAAATTCAAATGTTGTGGTTAATGTGGGAACATGGCCGATATATCCACCACTAAGACCAGTAAGGAAGCAGGAAACGATGGTAGATATGTTTATACTTGCGGCATTGATACATTTATTTTCAATTGGTGGTTTTATACAAACAACATCATTATACCCATCAGCACCATCACCAATACCAGCCCCAGGTGTTATTCCATGGACTGGTTATTTAGTACCACCTGCTATACCAATTCCAAATATCAACTTCCCATCGGAAGATGGTAGTGAACCGCCGGGAATCGAACAACCTGATACGGATATTAATATATCCGATGAAAATGGTGGTGATAACATTGGACAAGGTAATGAAATAGTTGATGAGTTAGATGGTAATACTTCATTAGAAAATGTGATAAGTGTTTCCATACCATCGGATGTGGATAATGCATTGGAAATTGATAAGATTGTGGAAGATTTTAAACAACAAATTCAGATGGGTGGTACTAAGTGTGAATAAAAAACGAAAAAACCCAAAACAAATATTTATATAGAAAGGAAAACATTTTATATAATGAATACTGATAAATTAGTCAAAGCAATACAAATTATTGTTAAAGAAGAAATTAAAGAAGCTCTTCCTAAATTGGTTAAAGAAGGTGTGAAAAGAGAGATGGCTAAGTTGTTGAAAGAAAACAAACAATTGAGAGAAGCTCTTAAACCACAAAAGCCTCAACAACCAACATTTATGGATGAGACTGTTATGGAAAGTGTAGTACATCAGCCAACCCAACATCAAACTCAACAAACACAAAGAAAGTTGAGTAAGAATCCGGTGTTAAACGAAATACTACAACAAACTCAACCATTTAATGGTTCTCAAAACACACCAACACCATCTTATGCTGGTGCACCAACTGAGGTATCAAATGGAACTATGCATTTTGATTCAAACTCAACTCATACATTGGGTGCTGGAAATATAGCACAAAAAATGGGATATGGTGATATGGTTCAACCAGGTCAAAGACAAGGATTAGGAGTACAAACAGGTAATCCATCTATTGATAAAGCATTGAATAGAGATTATAGTGGATTGATGAAAGCATTAGATAAGAAGAAAGGTCCTTATAGACCGGGAATGTAATATAGATTATGGCAGTTGAGTTAGGAAGAAAGATTGTAAAAGATACCAAAGATTTTGCAAACTACGCAATTGGTATCACCTTACCATTAACGTTTGGTGAGAATACTTTCGAGCAATCTTATCTCACAAAAGACCAAGTTAAATCTAATATTAAAAACTTACTTTTAACAAAAAGAGGTGAACGAATATTACAACCAGAATTTGGTAGTGGATTACAATCATTGTTATTCGAACCAAATGTTGATGATTTGGAAGGTAGACTTGAGGATACTATTAATGAAAGTTTAGAACAATGGCTACCATACGTTACAGCAGAACAAATTGATATTGAAACAACCGATGAGTTGAAAGATAATAACCAATTAAATGTTTCAATTGATTTTAGAATTGGTGATGATATCAATTTAGAAACATTAACATTTACAGTACAGGGATAATACGATATGGCAATTACAAAAACAACAAAGAATTTTAAGAATAGGGGTAAGGATATAAAATACCTCAATAAGGATTTTGCTGAGTTTAGAGGTAACTTAATTGAGTTTGCTAAAACTTATTTCCCAACAACCTATTCTGATTTCAATGAATCATCACCAGGTATGATGTTTATTGAGATGGCATCTTATATTGGTGATTCACTTTCATATTATATTGATGATACTCTTAAAGAATCCTTAATGGTTCATGCGGATGATATTGAGAACGTAATTGCACTTTCACAATATTTGGGATATAAGCCAAAAGTATCATCACCGTCCGTAACAACCTTATCGGTTTATCAATTAGTTCCTTCAATTGGAAATGGTACGGATAACACATATGATGAAACCTATTTGTTACGAATCAAAGAGGGTATGTTGGTTGAATCTACTAATGGTGTATCTTTCATTACACAAGATGTGGTTGACTTTTCCGATGATACTGATAGAGAGATTACAATATATCAAACGGATTCGGTAACTGGTGAAACATCATTCTATTTGGTTAAAAAGCAAGTTAAAGCTATATCGGCTCAAATAGAAGAACAAGAATTTGAATTTGGTTCATATCAAGAATTTCAAAGTATTAATTTAAGTGATACCAACATCATAGATATTTACGATGTAAGAGATTCAAATGGAAACAAATGGTATGAAGTTCCATATCTAGCACAAGAGTTAGTATTTACTGATTATCCAAATACTGAAGCAAATGACCCGGACTTATACCAATTCAAATCAACAGTTCCATATGTATTAAATACATTAAAAACATCTCGTAGATTTGTAAGGCAGGTGAATGGTGATAGTACAACTACTATCCAATTTGGAGCTGGTGACCCAACTGTTAGTGAGGAAACTATTATTCCATCATTAAAAAATGTAGGATTGGGATTACCGAATTCAATATCTAAATTAGATGCATCGTTTGACCCAACAAACTTTTTGAAAACACAAACATATGGTACATCCCCATCGAATACAACTTTGACTGTTAAGTATTTAGTTGGTGGTGGTGTTGAATCAAATGTGAAAAAGGGAACAATCACTCAAATAAGAAATGTAGAGTATGATGAGGATACAACGTTACTCACACCAAATCAGTTATCATTATACAACGCAGCTAAAAACTCAATAGCAGTTGATAACGAAGTTCCTGCAACTGGTGGTAAAGGTGGTGATACTTTAGAAGAGATTAGAGAAAACGCTTTAGCAAACTTTGGTTCTCAAAATAGAGCAGTAACCGCAAAGGATTATCAAATAAGAGTATTATCGATGCCAACTAAGTATGGTTCAATTGCAAAAGCTTACGCTACGGCGGATGGTACATTGGATAATAACTCACCATCATCTATTTTAAGTTCCCCAAAAGCTCTGCAAGAGTTTACTGATTTGGTAATGAGCTTTGTGGATAAGCCTGATACGGAAGAGCCGGATAGACGAAGTGTTCAAACTGAACTTCAAAAGTTCTTAGTTGGTAAAACATCAAATGAAAACGAAAAGAATAATCCATTTGCAATCAACCTTTACTTATTAGGATATGATTCGGATGGTAAACTCACTTCATTAAATAGTGCAGTAAAGGAAAATTTAAAAACATATTTAAGTGAATATAAAATCCTAACCGATGGTGTAAATATCAACGATGGGTTTATTATCAATATTGGTGTTGAATTTGAAATCATTACATATAAGAACTACAATAAATCCGAAGTTATTGGAAATTGTATTTCTGAATTAAAAGATTATTTAAATATTAATAATTGGACTTTCAACAATACAATCAACCTATCTGAATTGGAATTGATAGTAGGAAATGTTGAAGGTGTGAGTTCAGTTCCAAAATTAAAAATTGTGAACAAATGTCATGGTAACTATGCACCTAATTCATACAATATAGAAGCGGCAATTAAAGATAAGATTTTATATCCATCTTTAGACCCATCGGTTTTCGAAGTTAAATTCCCAGATGCGGATATAAAAGGAAGAGCAAGATAATGGCATATTATTTCTTAACAGCATCAAAGGATGCATCGGTTTACTTACAACAACCTGACCAAAATTGTGGTTTGGATGAAATATTAGAAGTAAGTAAAGTTTACTATGGTAACATCAAAGATGTATCCAGAGCATTAATACAATTTAATGTAGATAACTTTTCATCATCACTATCTAATGGGGATGTTGGATTTGAGGAAGCAACTTTGGTATTAAGGGAAACTGAATCAGAGGAACTACCATTAAATTTTACAATCGATATAAACCCAATCTCAGCTTCTTGGGAAATGGGTAATGGTACTCGTTTTGATGATATAACAACATCTGGTGTAACTTGGAATTATAGAGAAGGTGATTCATCGGATAGATGGGTAAATAATGTTGTAAATGGTTCTATTGTATTTGCCCCAAACTCAACTGGTTCATTTGCTGGTAGAGGTGGAGTATGGTATTCTAACCTAAGTAGTTCGCAGGATTTTGCATACAAAACAAAAGATATAAACGCTGATATAAGTTCCATTTTCCAATCTTGGTTAAGTGGTTCAATCCAAAACGATGGATTGATTATAAAGCATGAAAATTCGGTAGAAGAGGATACTAATGATTATGGTATATTAAGATTCTTTTCTAAAGAAACGCATACAATTCACCAACCTAAAGTTAGGATTGGTTGGGATGATGTAACTTTCACAACTGGTTCATTAACTGAATTGGATTCTGAGGAAATAAAAGTTGGTATTAGAAACTTTAAAAAAGAATACAAAGTAAATACAACACCTAAGTTAAGAGTAGTGGGTAGGGATTTATACCCAGCTAAAACATTCTCATCAACGGCTCAATATGGTATTACTAAATTCTTACCAACAACATCATATTATCAAATCAGAGATTATCACTCTAATGATATAATAGTACCATTTTCGGATTACACAAAATTAAGTTGTGATTCTAATGGTAACTTCTTCAATTTAAATTTATCAAATTGGGAAGTGGATAGAGTATATAAAATCGAATTAAAAACTACAATCGGAGGAGTTGATTACTTCTTTGATGAGGATTATACATTTAGCGTAATTTCATAAGGATGAAAAACAGCGGATTAAAAAATGAACAAAAGGTTCAAGAATTACTAACGAAAGGTTCTAACGCTTTAGGTGATAAGAACTCCGCTGGTGTACGTCTATTTAAGGAATCTGATTTAGGTGATGGTATTATAAGTGGAAAGTTAATACGACCAAAGTACAATAACTCAGAGTTGAAGAAATCAATAGATACTGAGATATTCGAACTACTTCCACAAGAAGCACCTGAGTTACCTGATATGGTACTCCGTTCGGTTTATAATGTAGCAACACAGTCAATCAACGATTTAACTTTACAAGTCCAAAATTTAACTAATGAAGTTGGTGTATTGAATTCTGAGATAAGTGAATTACAAATCGTAAGTGAAAGTTTGAAAATTGAAGCCGATAATGAAAGATTGAAAGCTAATATTGCTGAACAACAAGCTACTACGGCAAATGAGCAAGTGGCATCAACTACTATCGATTTATCAAACGCTATTCAGAACTCAATTAATGAATCGATTCAAAGAGTATCTTTAACCGCTAGAAATGAAGCTCTACTTCAAGAGAACGAATCATTAAGGGAACAATTATTTGGTTTATCAGCACAAACCGCTGAAGGGGCTATTAGTGGTGGTGATAATGGATTTACTGTTAAAGTAAATAATGGAGATGGTGATGCGGAACAATTAACAGCAGACTTATATGCTAAATGTAGTGCTAAAGATGCAGGTTCTCGTAAAATGACAAATACAATAGAAGTAAGTAACGTTACTACTGATAATAAAATAACTAATATTTCATTTGAATTTTCTGGAAGTCCTAAATGGTTTAAAGTAAAATCGGGAGCAAGTTCAATTGAACCTGAAAGTTCAGAAACATATGATTGTGAATTTGATAATGGTGTAATTGGTACATCTAAGAAAAAAGGTATTCAACCAAGAAGAAGAACATTTGGTTGGAAGGGAAAAGGACAAAATTATAAAGGATTATCATTAAAAGTTAAGGTAACATTTGCGGATGGTACAAATGATGAGGTAACCCTAAAAACCGATTTAAGAAAAAATAGAGGATAATGGCTATTAGAACATTTAAAGAAATAATAGATAACAAAGGATATCGTATCTCATCAAAGGATAGGGAGATATTCGAAGAAGGTACATTACAATCTTTCTTCGGATTTTCTGATTCTGATATGATTGAGTTTATCTTATATGATGTAAATGATAACCAATTACCACAAGGTGAATTTGGTGAATCGGTTAGATACGTTCCTTTAAATTCGGAAAACATAAAAGATTATTTTTTAATAGCCGATGGTACTGAATTTCAAGCATTTCAATTTCCATCGGAATATTTTATTGATGTAGAGCGTTTGATAAAAGAAGGTGGTTATAATAATGGTATTTTTAAAACGCAAATTACACTATTAAATAAACGAGTAGGTTATAACTCTCCAAACGAAAAATTATGGATAAGTGAAATATCTCCATCCAGAACCGAAGTTAGATTATTACCTATCTCAAATAAAGTATCTAAGCAAACTGATTTATTTGATAGATTTAATATAATGGTTAATGAAAATTCCAACTTTAGAGATGATATTACTCCATTTATAGGTAATTTTATTAATACTATAAATCCATCTGATGTAAGTTCGTTTATTAAAAATACTTATGGTGAATCTTATTATAATGAATTTATATCTGAATTTGGTATAAATGGATTGGATATTTTAGCAACGAAAATTCATATGTCTTTTACGCAGGCTATGGGTTATGAGTTTTCTAATAGAGTTTCATCTATATCAAGTCCAAACTATGGTAAGGAAAAGAAATCAAAACCTTCTATTAAATTTTCAAAAGAAGATGTATATTTTGTAGCACAACGAATTTTAATAGAAGTTATTGATAAATTTTTACCTAATAGAACTATACAATCATCTACAAATGTTCAAACTGAGTTAGATGCTAGTATGGATGATGTTGGTAGAATCTTACAACGTAGGGAATCTGATGTAGTGATTAGACCTAAAAAAGTAGAGGTGGAAGTTACGAGAGAAAAGAAAAAGGAAGTTCAAGAATCTCAAAAAATAAGTAAGGAAATTATAAAGGAAGTACCCGCTGAATTACCTATACCAAAATTTACAAAACCAAATCCAATCAAACGCAGAAAACGTAGAGGTATATTTGGTAGACGTTATAGAACAAGAAATAACATACGAAACTCGAATCGCTCATATGGTGATAGACCAGGCATTTCTTAATACTAATATCATTTAACAATATTTATACATATGGCACAACTATTTGATGATTTTGGTAATAATAACAACGAACAAGATGGTTTCGATGTTTTTGGGGGTTCTAGTTCTAGAAACTACCTAATGGCTGCTGATAATGAAGGTGGTGGTAGTACTGGTGGTGGTGGTGGTGTTAGGATTACACAATCCAACTATGTACTCAATATTAAATCAAACATAAGAGGTGCTTTTGTACTAATAAATGGTGAAATTTCTGCATATCGAACACCATCTCAACTTACAATCTCAAAACAGGAATTAATAGAGGGTGGTTCTAAGACCATAACACTTAGTAAAAATGGATATGTATCTAATGAAAAATATGTAATTTCATTAAATACAAATGGAACCCCAATAACACCCTATTATGCATATAATGGTGGTTATGGTAATTTATCTCAAACTGGCATTAGTGTTAGGTATTATATAAACAACATAGAGCAGAGATATATACAAAATGATGGTAGTTCAAAAGAATTATCATTTACATTATCAAAAAGTCCTGTTGAAATCGTAGAACCTACTGATTATAATATTAAATTCCTAATTAGTGGTAAAGGTAACCCAGTTAGTGTTGTAAAAAATAGTACAACTAATGCTACATTTTTTCCAAACATTGGTGAAAGTTCTTATACAGATAAGAATGGTACTAAGTACAAAATATCTTCATCCGATACATCGTTATATCGAATTGTGAGAATAATATACAATAGAGTACCTGATACAGTGGGTCCAATTACTGAAATTGCTGGGGATGGTGAGAGTTTAGATGTGGATATACTATTAAATACTTCTTATGAAATTCAAATAGAAACTGAAGAAATAGAGCCACAATTACCTGTATTAAATCCACAAATAGAATTGGTCAAAACTGATGCAAGAACATATAACATAAACTCAGAAGTGGGTGTACCATTAATGTTCAGAAAAAATGAAGATGTGGAAGCTATAACTATTATAGTGGGTGATGATATCATAGAATTTGATGATTTGGATAATGGTAATTTATGTGGTATAACGATTCCGCATGATGTATTTGAAAAGATTGGAAAATATAATATTAAAATATATCCATTTTCTTTGGATGATTATGAAAACCAAGTTAGACCAGCTCCAATTGGTGATATCATAGAACCTAAACGGGTTAAAATTAAATATGATACAAGTGAAATACCTAAACCTGATTTACCAAAGTTAACTGATAGATTTAATCGATATTCAACATCATCAAATAATATTAGTAATGGATTATCGGGTAGAAATAGACGTAGACGTGGTTTTTTTGGTCGTAGATTGGATTTAAACCAAAATAATAGTGTACGAAATATAAGATTTTTATAAAGATGGCAGTAAACAAAATACCTTTTTTTATGAGGAGGCGAGTTAGTGGACGAGGTTCTACTAATACATCAATAATGTCTACTATTTCATTATCGGATACGTTAAATCAATCACTATTAACTAAGCCAATTAATAATATAAACTACCCAATAAAACCAATTAATGATTTAGGATTAAAAACAAATTTACCTGATATTTCAGTATCGGATAGACCTAAACCTTTAATTGAAAAATTAGATGAAGGTATTTTGGATGTTGAAACAATTGATGTATCATCAAGAGGATTGGATTTAGTAATCAATGTAGTAGATGATGTATATGTTGATGTTCCTGATATTAGGCAGATTAAATATCCAAAGGAAGTAAGTGGAGCTGATTTTGCTGGTTATGATGTTGATTTTTCAATATCATTTGAAACCACCGATACCTCATATATAGAAGTTGGTATTGGTAGCACAAAGGTAGCTTATAAAACTTCTGATACTGAATTAAGATTTAATGTAAAAGAACTTATCACACAATATCCTGATATTTTAGAAGGTAGTGATGGTGATAAAATATACATACCAATAAACCTTACACCATTTAATGCAAAGACAAAGGATGTAGTTAGTGGTGAGACTGAAGTTATTAAAGTTTTATTCGATAAAGGTGATTTAGATATACCAAGGGAAACTGCTATAAATAGATTGGCTGAAGGGTTTATCACTCAATTTACAAATTGTGAATTTGATAATACTGAATACTTAACTCATTTACTACATTTAGGTGATGGTGATAATAAAGTTATAACAACTTGGGTAGGTGATGATGATTCATTGATTCTAAAATTATACGAACCATTACCAACATCAGTTCAACCAAACGATAAAGTTTGGATAACAAAAATACAATCAGAACCTATCATTGATACTGTAACAATGGTTGGTGAAGATGTTGATTATTGTCCACCACTAAAAGGACCTAACTTTAGTTTAGAGCCCGATAACGGAATTGGGTATCAAGTATATGATGACTTATTAGCTAGTGGTTCAACTACAAATACCGATTTAGTTAGAAAATATGTTTCTGGCTTAGGTATTGATACTGAAAAGTTAAATATAGAATATACTACTGGTTCAAATTACTACTTTGATAATTTTATACAATTCGGTTCAGCTGAAGAGAGAATTAAAAACTTCTTATACAAAATTGAATTATTAGAATCGTATCAAGCTAAGTATACTGAATTGACTTCAACAACTGGAGTACAACTCTCATCAATACTTGCTGAGGGTGGTGTATTTGATGGTTACTTCTTAACAACTGAAAGTGATGAGGAGTTAAAAACGGATGCTACAAATGTAACCACAATATCCTTAATACAATCAAAACAACAATTAGATAATATAAATAATGTAATCACATCATTTGATGGATTTGAAAATTTCCTATATACATCTAATAGTGATTTGGCATATCCAAAGGATGGTAGTGTCATTAGAAATTCATCCGATTCTGAGGTAACTGTATGGTACAACTCCGCTGTTAATGAAGCAGCAGATTTCGATAGAAACAATGTAGATTACCTAAACAATAATCTTCCTGAGTTTATCAAAGAAGATTATCAGAATGTGGATTTCATGTTGTTTATGGATATGTTAGGACATCACTTTGATATTATTTGGGCATACATAAACGCATTAACAAAACTTAAAACTCCACAACATAAAGCTGATAAAGGATTCTCAAACGAATTGGTTTATTCTATGTTGGAATCTATGGGATGGGAAGGTAAGAAAGCTTACGATTCTCAATTCTTATGGGAGTATGCATTCGGACAGTATAAAGATGGTACACAAAAATATCAACAATCACTTAAATCAGCAAACGAAGAAGTTTGGAGAAGAATACTTAACAACTTACCTTACTTACTAAAACACAAAGGAACATCTCGTTCTTTGAAAGCAGTGATGGCTTGTTATGGTGTTCCACAATCACTCCTTACAATTATGGAGTTTGGTGGACCAACTGACCCAACTGATGGAGGTACTCAACCATTCACATTTGAAGATAGAACAGCCGCAATATTACTAAGTGGTTCTCAACATATACTAACGGAATGGAACTCATCTGAGTTACCATTAAGTATTGAGATGAACGTTAAGTTTAATAAATCTCAAACTCATAATTTGGTAAAGGGTATAGCGGGTGCTAATACTTATTTTGAATTAGAGGCAGTTCAAACAACTGGTTCATTTGGTAGGGTGGTATTCTCAATGTATTCTGGTAGTGGATTGACTCCATCTGGTGAACCACAAACAATAGAAACCAACGAACGAAAGTTATTTGATGGTGAATATAAAACGATAGCTATTACCAGAGCAGATGATTCACTTAACTCTGGTTCATACTCACTATATTTAAAACAATCTGTAAATGATAGATTGATAATTGATGATTCTTACACCAAAGAACTTAGTAGTTCTTATTGGGGTAATGCAACTGAATTAATGGTGGGTAGTTCATCATTCACATCGATTGATGAATTTAGATTATGGAACACTCCATTGGAGGATGGTGTAATAACAACACATACTAAGATGCCTGATGCAACGAATGGTAACCACTATTCAGCATCATCTACCGAATTGATATTGAGGCATGATTTTGAATATCCAAAAAATAGACATACATCTGGTGATACTGATATTATAAATGTTGCTATTGCAGAAACATATAATGTACCATCATCATCGGCAGTTGGATTTACAAACGAAACAACGTATCCATTCAATTATGAAACTTATGAAAGAAGTGTAACAGCTCAAGTTCCATCATTAGGGTTTAACCAAGCCGATAAGATTAGATTTGAAACTCAAACTTTAGTTGGTGATTTATCACATAAAGTAAGAGCAACTCAAAAATCATTAGATAGAGCACCAATTGATTCATCTCGATTAGGATTATTCTTCTCACCAATTAAGGAGTTGAATATGGATATCATCAAATCAATTGGCAACTTTAATATTGATAATTATATTGGAAATCCATCCGATGAATATAAAGATGATTACTCAGAATTAAAAGGTTTAAGAGATTACTATTTTGAAAGATTGGATAGGGATATCTATGAGTACATTAGATTAGTAAGGTACATCGATAAATCATTATTTGATGTATTGGAAGATTTAGTACCTGCTAGAGCAAAAGTATCTAAGGGGTTATTGATTGAACCTCACTATTTAGAGAGAAGTAAAACTAAATGGGATAAACCAACATCGGTACAAAGGGATTATGAATCGTTTGTTGATGTTGATGATGATGTAAATTTAATTGGTGATAATAATCAGTTTGAAGGAAACTTAGATGCTGAACGAGATGCGAACCTATCATATCAATACGATAACTATGATGGTATCGTAGATGCTGAAGAGGATGTAAACCTAACATCAGCTACACCATTCTATAATTCTGAAATAGTTGTTGATGATGATACTGAATTGGAAGGAACATATCCAACATACAATTTGGAGATAGATGTACCTGATGGTAGTAGGTTGGATTCAACTGCAACATCATTTGGATTTGAACAAATTGGTATGGATGCTAATTCTTTAGATGTGGCTGGGTATGGGTTATATTCACCGATTGAGAAGCATAGTATTTTAAGCGATTTGGATATATTTGGTAACCTAACTTCAACCAGAGGGCAAGTTTATTTGGTTAAGGAATCGTATATTGAGTTAGTATCAACGCAAACCGAAGGATGGCCTGCTACAACAAATAACGAACCAGTTAAATATGAGAATACTGAGATAACAAAATATAGATATAGAATAAGTAAAACACCATTTGGTTCAATCGACCCATCTGTTGGTAATGATATTGTTGAAGTAACTCCATTGGATGGATATTTCCCAACACACTATCGTTACAAAAACAATTTATCACAAGGTTTGAAATATTCGTTCTTCGAAGGTTCTAAACAAACAGCCGATACAACGCCTGATGGGTTATCACCTGTTGAAACATTTACTACAAATCCTAACATTCTTAGGGTGGCTAATACTGGTAGAGGTAGTGGTGAACCTATATTAGAGGCAGATTAATTAAATTTGAAAAAAGTTATATTTATAGATAATCAAAAGGGATTAAATAAATTATGGGATATTTAGACAACACATCAATTACAGTCGATGCGATTCTTACCAAAAAAGGTAGACAGAAGTTGGCATCGGGTCAATCCCTCGGAATTTCCAAATTCGCATTAGGAGATGATGAGATTGACTATACATTGTACGAACCAGCGCACCCAAAGGGGTCAGCGTTTTATGATTCGGCAATTAAGGCGATTCCAATTACGGAAGCAAGTCCTGACGAAACACAAGTATTAAGATACAAGTTAGTTACATTACCAAAAGGTACAACACAAATTCCAATCGTAGCATTGGGTATTCCTTCAATAGGGGTTTATCAAGATGAAGGACAAGTTTCTCTTTCACCAACAACTTCACCTCAAGGAAATACAAACGCTGGATATACTGTTGTATTAGCAGACCAAAGAGCTGGTACATTAGCAGTAACACAAGGAGCAACAGCAGCCGGTTCGGTTCCTGTTTTCTTAGGAGAGGAAGTAACCACAACCGCACAAGTTGTAAGTGGTTTAGGATTTACATTCAGTCCGAATCCATCGTTAACTTCAAATGTATCAACAACTATCACAGTCTATGGTAACGAAACTGGTGGTTCACAAACCATTCCTGTTGTAGTAACTTATAGAAGTAACGTATAAAGGAAATAAGATATGGCAATTATAAACGACCCAAATATAACTAATCAATTACAGGCCTTAGCACAAGGTGGAACTATCGACAGTTCTGATGTAGTAGCCCTTTTGAATTCTGCATTACCTGGTGGACAGCAAATCTCATTAGCAACAGGTGTATCATCTGGTGTATATAAAAGATTCGGTGAGTTTGATAAAGTAAATTCTAAAGTAGAAGTAGTAACAACTGGTTTATGGACTGGTGATTCTGGTTCTTTAGTAAACGCATTTACATCATCAACTCAAGTAGCAGCAGCATCTGGTGAGTATTACTATAATGTATACGAATCAGACCCTGCAACTAATTCTTCAGCAGAAGTACAATTCGCAGTAGCATACGGACACGTTAATGGTAGTGGTTCTATTTCATTACAAGCATCAGATGATGCATTGTTACCAACTAAAGCAACTTACGCTCAGTATAAATCTATTTTATTAGACCCAACCGATGATAAGTTCTCATTTGAAGATGGTGCTGGTAATTCTGATGATTCGAATGATATTTATGTAATCAACGTAAATAGAGCTAGATATAGAGAAAAAATGGATCCAGGTAACTGGTCATTACAATTAAGTGGTTCAAATGGTACTTTCACTTTCATTGATGACAGTGGTAAGAAATTTGGAGATACATTAGGAAAAGCTGGTAGAGTATTTAAAGTAGTAAGTGGTTCACTTAACTTAGGTACTGAAAACGAAGCAACGATTAATACTGTAACTTCATCTGGAGATGTAGGGTTTGGATTATTCTACCCTGATAGAGGTATCATAGTTCTATCTCCAGCCGCATTAGAAGATACTGTTGGAAACATCGGTGTTGATGGTTCTGAGGTAAGTATCGCTGGTGATTTGGGTGTAGATGCTGATAAGCAAAACCAAGAAAGATTGGTAAACTCAATTCGTTTAGGTGGTGATTTCCAAGCGAGAAGAACTGAAAATGTATCTACACAACACTTCTTCGTAAGAGCAACAAATAGAGAGTTCAACTACTCAAACAACCCAACATATGTAAACGCAAACGGAACGTTCGCTGAAACTACATTTGAAACCGACCCAAAAACTTACATTACAACGGTGGGTTTATTGAACGATTCAAATGAGATGATTGCAGTAGCTAAAACTTCTCAACCGATTGAAAAATCATTTGATAAGGAAGTTCTAATTAAAGTAAAACTTTCTTTCTAAGAATTTTTATTGATATACTAAGAACCTCACTTCGGTGGGGTTTTTTGTTTTTTGATATTTATAGAAAAGTATTTTAAATGATTAAAGAAATACCAAAATCGGATGTAGTAGTTAGACCTTTCAAAGTTTACAAAGAGTGGACTTTGGATGAAACTGATATTACCCCAATGTATGGAACTAATCAGACTGATTTATATGATGTGGATACTGATTCAACAAATACTAATGGTATCTCAAAAAGAACATTGTATGATTCTATTAAAGCACAATTCTATTTAAACCCAGCCACATCATCTATTGTAACCGAAGTTGGTAAGAGAGAATCATATACATCAACTAATGAAAGGGTTATTGGTGATACTATTGGAGTAATCCCAATCTCACAACAATACTATGGTGAGGGAATTAAAGTAGGTTCAATGATAGTTGAGTATGGTTCAATAACGGCAACTGATGATGGTAATTCAAACTTAATAGATTCGGCATCTAATATAAAGGGTAATGTATTCTATGATAGGGGATTGGTTGTACTAACCGATGGAATTGTTGAGGATTCATCACTATCATCATTTGATGTATCATATCGTTCTACAATGACAATTTATGAGAATGAGATATTCCTTTCGGTATTGGAGAATGAATTCAATGTTTCACAAAACCCATCTGCTGTATATGAAGTTGGTGGTAAAAAGATTACTACATCAATCACAAAACCAAAGACACGATTGATTGATGGTACAATGGTATCTCAATCATTTTATCAACCGGGAGCTAAATATATTAAAAACGCAAACCACCCAATCGTTTCATCTTTAGATGGTGTTACTGAGGGAAGTTTTGATGATTACATAGTTAGTAGTTCGGTTGACCAGACTGGTTCATATCTTGCACCATTTATAACAACAATAGGTTTATATGATGATGAATTGAATATGGTGGCTGTGGCTAAATTACCACAACCGATTAAATCACTACCCGATTACCCAGTCAACTTCATCGTTCGTTTCGATACATAAGATAATATTTATATAATATAAAAAAGACTATTATGACTTTAGAAGAAAGATTAAAACAAACTCCACCAGCAGCATCAAAAGCAAATACTAAAGGTGGTGATAAAACACCATTAGAAGCAGATGGTGGATTGGATTTATCAAAGGATGAAAAAGCCATCGAAAAATCAGGTGGTAGAAAATTAGGAAAAGGTGCAGCTGGGCATACTCCTGCAAAACCTTATTCTGATATATTTAAATAAATTGAATGTTAAATTGGTTATGGGAAGGTAACGATGTTACCGAAGAAGTTATACCTGAAGATGCCGTAGGATTTGTTTATATGATTGAACACATTCCTACCGGCAAATATTATATTGGTAAGAAATCCTTAGAGAGTGTCCGAAATGTAAAAATCGGAGTTAGAGAATTAGCTCGTATCAAAGAAGAACGAAAGTTAAAAGGTATAAGGGGTTCACTACCAAAAAAGAAAAAAGTTAGAAAATCATCTGACTGGCAGAAATACTATTCATCAAACGATTGGATAAGAGAACAAATCTCAGAAGGAAAGGAAGATGAGTTCAAACGTAAAATACTACAATTCTGCTATTCCAAAAAATCATTATCATACTACGAAGTACATTGGATGTTTCATTACGATGTACTATCAGATGATAATTCTCTCAACGGAAATATATTAGGAAAATTTTATAGAAAAGATTTGGATAAGTAAAATATTATTTGTATATTAGTGTTTAATTGTATATACACAAAATAATATTATGAACTTACAACAAATAGCACAGAAGTATGGAGTAAATCCAAATTCATTGAACGCAAAAGATGATGCATTAAAGATTGGAATTAAATCAGTTCAACATCTAGTCAAAGAAATGGAAGCTCGTAAAGTCGATAAAGATATCATCGATAGTTTAAAACGATTAGGTAGTTTTATGTTTGATATATCAGATTCAACAATAGGATAATTTGGTAAATCCAAATATTTTTCGTATATTTGTTCCAAATTAAAGTTTATGCTCTCCGCTAGAAACAAATTAGTTGTTATTAATGTATTAGATTCTGCTTTAGGTGTTGGTTCATCTTTAAAGGGAAATGAACAGGCACATCATTGTCCGTTCTGCCACCACCATAAGAAGAAACTACAAATAAATGTTGAAACTCAATATTGGCATTGTTGGGTATGTGATTCAAAGGGTAGAAGTATCCAATCACTACTCAATCGCTTAAATGTTGATAGAAATGATATAGGTAAAATTATTTCTATATATGGTGAATACAAGCCAACTAACAATCAAAGGGAGATTGAAAAGGTAGTACTCAAACTACCAAAGGAATTTAAATCACTCTACCACAAACCGAAATCAATCAACCCAATTTACAATCAGGCTATTGGATATCTACTGAATAGAGGTATTACAATGGATGAGGTATTAAAATACAATATTGGGTATTGTGAAGATGGATTGTATGGTGGTAGAGTGATTATTCCATCTTATAGTGAAGAGGGTGAACTGAACTATTTTATAGCTCGTTCCTTTTATAAGGATTCAACTATGAAGTATAAAAATCCACCAGTCAGTAGAAATGTAATTGTATTTGATAACCAAATTAATTGGAATGAGCCAATCACCTTAGTTGAAGGTGTGTTTGATTCATTCGCAGTTAAGAGAAACGTAATCCCAATCTTAGGGAAGTTTCTACCTCGAACTTTGAAAGAAAAGATTTTCGAAAAAGGTGTAAGGGAAATCAACATACTATTAGATTCAGATGCAGTGGATGATTCCACACAACACGCTAATTACTTTATTCAAAATGGTATAAAAGTAACGAACATCATTCCAAACGGAAATTCAGATGCAGGTGAGTTGGGATTTGATAAAGTAAACGAATTACTAAAAGAAACCGAAGAAAGTGGTTGGGATGATTTAATCCTATCAAAACTAAACAATTTATGAAGGTAGAAAAGATTTACCATTTAGCGGATTTACATATCCGTAATTTGAAAAGACATACGGAGTATAGAGAAGTATTCCAAAAGTTCTTAGATAATGTAGATAGAGATAATATCGAAAACTCTATCATTTATTTAGCTGGTGATATTGCACATGCTAAAACCGAAATGAGTCCCGAATTAGTAAGGGAGATTAGTTGGTTCTTAACTGAGTGTGCTAATCGAAAGGAAACATTTATGATTACTGGTAATCACGATTGTAACCTAAATAATAATTATCGTTTGGATGTACTAACTCCAATCGTAGAAAACTTAAACAATGAAAGAATACATTACCTTAGAGATACTGGTATCTATCCCTTCCATAATATTACTTTTGTGGTATATTCGATACTCGATGAAAAAGAGAATTGGCCAAAGGCGGAATTGGTAGAAGGTGAGAATACTATATGTTTATTCCATGGACCTGTAAACTTAGCACAAACTGATATCGGATACACTGTATCATCCAACTCATTCACAACTGATATGTTTGAAGGATTTGATATGGTGATGTTAGGTGATATCCACAAAAGACAAACTTTAGGTTCACCAACGATTGCATATGCTGGTTCTATGATTCAACAAAATCACGGAGAAGCATTGGATAAGCATGGTTATCTATTATGGGATGTTGAAAGTAGAACGTTCGAAGAGTTTGATATTGAAAATGATTATGGATTCTATACCTTAGATGTAAACGATGGTGTAGTTCCAAATGTTTCAGATATGCCAAAGAAACCCCGATTGAGAGTTCGTATTTCAAATACTGACCCAACTCAGATTAAGAGAGCATTAACTGAAATCAAAAAGAAATATAAGGTAGAGGAATTTACTGTTACGAGAATGGATACACTCTCAAAACAAAAGACTGGTAACTTTGATGATAAGTTGGCAATCGGAAATGTGAGAGATGTGGAATTCCAAAACGAACTGATTAAGGATTACTTAGAAAGACAATACTTAGCAGATGAGGATACTGTTGATAAGATTCAACAACTCAATAGGGATATGAATACAAAGTTGGTAGATGATGATGTTGTACCGAACATCCAATGGATACCAAAGACATTTGAGTTCTCTAATATGTTCTCTTATGGTGAGAACAACAAAATTAGATTCGATAACGCTAAAGGAATGGTGGGAGTATTTGCACCAAACGCTAGTGGTAAATCATCTTTATTTGATGCTATCTCATTTTGTATTTTCGATAAGACGAGTAGAACTTATATGGCAAAAAACATAATGAATAATAGAAAAGATAAATTCTATTGTAAATTAAGTTTTCAGATTGATGGTGTAGATTACTTTATTGAAAGAAGTGCTAAACTAATCAACAAAGGTAAGAATGTAAAAGTAGATGTTTCTTTTTGGAGAGAAGATGATGGTGGTATCACTTCTTTAAATGGAGAGCAGAGAAGAGAAACCAACGCAAATATTCAACAATACTTAGGTACTTATGATGATTTCGTTTTAACCACTCTTTCTCTTCAAGGAAACAACGCTTTATTTATTGATAAATCTCAAACTGAGAGAAAGGAAATCTTAGCTCAATTTATGGGTGTAGATGTGTTTGATAAACTATACTCTTTTGCACAAGAAGAGAATAGAGATAACTCATCTTTAATCCGTAAGTTTAAGCAAGATGATTTTACTCAAAAGTTGGCTGATATCGAAACTACCTTAAAGGAGAAGGAATCTGAATATAAACTTACTGAGATTCAGTTAAATAGTTCTAAGAGTGAAGTTGAGAAGCACAATCAAAAGTTAATTTCTCTAAATGAGAAAATTGTAAAAGTTAAATCAGATAACTATTCGTTGGATGCGTTGGAAACTAATAAATTAAAATTAGAATCATCTATTACTGATTTAGAAGAGCAACGTAATACTACTCAAAGTATAATTAATGAGTTAGAAGAAAAGCAACTTAAATTAGAAGAAGAGATTGATACCTATGATGAAGATAAAATCACAAAAGAACATCAATTATTCAACAAATATACATCCGATTTAAAGGATTTAGATAATGAGTTAGATAAGTTGAAAATCAAAGAAGATTCTTTGATGGATAGAATGAGGCATTTGGAATCACATAAATACAATAAAGATTGTGATATTTGTATGGAGAATTCTGAATCAATCATTGATGCTAAAGTTGGTGTTGAAGCTGATTTAGCTACTATCGAAGTTGATAAGAAACAAATGTTTGAAGATAAGAATGTTCTACTTCTTGCTATTGATACTCGTAAAAAGTATTCTGATTTGTTAAGTAACCTTACCAAATTAAAATCAGATGAGGAAAGGGTAAGTAAAAATATTAACACACTTATCAACAAGTTATCAACATTCGAAACCAAAGAAATCAAACTAAATAACGAAGTTCTACAAGTTATACAACTTATTGAAGATTATTTAGATAATGAGAAGCAGATTGAAATCAATCAACAATTGAGAGTAGATATGAAGAATGTTCGAAACGAACTAAGTTCAGCTAAGAATACTACTGATTCACTAAATACTCAGATTCTTAAACTAAATGGTGAGGTATCATCGTTAAAGAATCAAAAGGAAACTATTGAAGAGAGAATCAAAGAGGTAGAACAATTAGAAGAACAACATGGTTTGTTTGAGTATTACCTAAACGCTTTGGGTAAGGATGGTGTATCTTATGAATTGATTTCTAAGGCACTACCAATGATTGAAGGTGAGGTAAACAACATCTTAGGTCAGATTGTAGATTTCGGATTACAATTAGATATGGATGGTAAGAACATCAACGCTAACATCGTTTACGATGACCAGAAATGGAGTTTAGAGATGTGTAGTGGTATGGAGAAGTTCATTAGTGGTTTAGCGATTAGAATCGCTCTAATCAACGTATGTAACCTACCTCGTCCAAACTTCTTAGTTGTAGATGAAGGATTTGGTACATTAGATAATGAAAACCTAACATCATTGTATATGTTGTTCGCTTATCTAAAAACACAATTCGATTTCGTAATGATTATCTCACACATCGATTCAATGAGAGATGTAGTTGATAACCTAATGGAAATCAAAAAAGTAAATGGATTTAGTAATATTAAATTTTAAAAATGAAAATAGGAATTATAGGACAGGGGTTTGTTGGTAATGCAGTTTATCAAAAGTTTAAAGAACATTATAATGTATTGACTTACGATTTGGATGAAACTAAATGTAACTCCACATTTGAAGATGTATCTAAATGTGATTATGTATTTACCTGCTTACCCACTCCTATGAATTCTGATGGTAGTTGTAATACTAATATCGTAGAAGATGTAATCAAACAAATTGATGAGGTTGGTATAACCAAAGGGATTGTTGTTAAATCAACTATTACACCTGGCACTACTCAAAGTTGGAATGATACATACAACACAAACATTGTATTCAACCCAGAGTTCTTAACCGAACGAAACGCGGTAAAGGATTACGAAAATCAGAATAGGATTATATTAGGAGGACCAAGACCAACAACAACTTACCTTAAACGAATATTCTCAAATGTATTCCCAAAAGCACATATAGTAAAAACGGATTCAACTCATGCTGAGATGGTAAAGTATTTAACAAATACATTCTTAGCAACTAAAGTATCATTCGCTAATGAGATGTATCAGATTTGTGAGAAGTTGAATATAGATTATGATAAGGTAGTAGAATATTCAACCTTTGATGATAGGTTAGGTAAATCACATTGGAATGTACCAGGACCTGATGGTGATTTTGGATATGGTGGACATTGTTTTCCAAAGGATGTTAATGCACTAATTCATTTAGCTGATGAGTTGGGATTATATCCAACTATGTTAATGGCTACTAATCGTAAAAATGATGTAGTACGAAAAAATAGGGATTGGGAAGGTATGAAAGGTAGAGCAGTTACTTAGTTTTAAGAACATTAGAAGGAAGGGGTTTCACATTTGGTGAAACCTTTTCTTTTATAAGAGATTCTACCAACCCATTCATTTTATATCCTCTATTCTTACAAAACTCCTTTAATAATTGATGAACTTCGGCATCAATTTGTAACATTGCATATTTTTTACTCATTTCTTTAGAACTCTTTAGTTTTCTTTAGTATAACTATTTTAAATATAAATTTTGGAATATTTATAACAACAAACACTAATAGGTAAATTGGTAAATGGCAAGAATTAAGAAGTACTCACCCGAACAAAAGTTATCATCATTTCAGACATTTTTAGTAGATGATAATCCCAATTCAGATTATTTTAGAATAACCGAATTTAAAGATACATTTACTGGTGGTAAAAACGGATTCCTCATAGAGGGTTCGGAATATCTAAAGGAATCAACTGAGATTAAGATTGAAATTTTAGATGTAGAAGGTAATACTGTATATTACGAACCAGGTAATGGTATACCAGAATACTATGAGGGTATATCTAAATTAGTAGCTGTTTATGTATATAACGATACTCCAATTGGTTTAGGTAAAATTACCATTTTAGGTGAACTTAAAGAGTATGATGAAAATGGTGTAAAGCGAACAATTCCAGATGAATGGAAGGGAGCTTATAATGTTAAGTGGGAACGAACATTTCAGATAAATAAACTACTTGCAAATGAGGATAAGGTTAGATTTTATCGTAGGCCTGATGTATCTATTGATGAATTTGTAAAACCTATATTTAGTGGGAATCCACCAACAGTCACTCAGACTGGTTCAGTGAGTGGTATACCATTAGCTCCATCTGAAAACCAAAACCTATCTAATTTTTCTTTACCAACATCATATAGATTGAATATAGATAGTGGTGATAAATGGACTGGTTCCATAGTAGGACAACCTATTAATTTTACCAACCTAAACTATACTCCAATTGTTGATGATGTGGTTAATGGAACTGAATTAATAGTATCACCACCCTATACTGAAAATGATTTAGCTAAATCATTTAATAATGAAGAATACTCAGTAACATTCCCATATATCGAAGGTGTAACTGATTTAGCAACTGCTTTAACTGGTTCATTTGCTAAAATTAGTATTACTGATATGAAAACTTTTGTAGGTGATGCTGCAAGGGTAAAGGTATTTAGACGGTCTCAATCAAATTTAACTGATTTTGAATTCGTACAAGAAATTCAGTTGGAATCAAATGAATTATTAAAAGATATTACTACTTTTGATAAAAAGGAAGAGAATTATGGTATCTTTACTGAAGATATTTTAGATTCATATTGGATTACATCATCAAATGATTTTAATATTTCATTTAATCAAGACTTTTTATATAATTCAGTTAATTTAGATTCCACTCCAACAAATTACTTTTTTACATCGGAAAGCTTTTCTATTGGAAGTGGTGTTGAGTATTCTTTGGATTTTAATGTTAGGAAGGAAACAACTGACCCTAATGCATATTTAAAGGTATTTTTAAGTGGTTCTAATAATGATAAAGGTGTAGAACAACAAATAATAAATATACCAGCATCAACAACAATACTTCAGAAAACAAACTTTAGTGAAAATATAGTTGCAAATGATTTTGATAATGCTAAATTATATTTTGAAGTAAGTGGTAGTGATTGGTATGTAAATAATGTAAGTTTAAAGGCATCACAAGAAACTTCATTTTCACCTGATGAGATTACCTTTATTCAACAAGTTCCAAAAACATTAGTATCTGAAACATTTGATTATCGTTTTGAGTTTTATGATATCAATAATAACTACATACCAGTTAGAGTAGAGGAAACGAAAACATTTACTGGTGGTAATACAAACTTGTTTAATAAGAGTTTGGATATAACACCAGACAATTTATACTTCTCATTCGATTCAGCATCAAATCCTGCAAACGCAGTTCCACCATTTGTAATCAACTTTGATGTGGAAACTAATTTGGTTACAGGTTCAATTACCTATACATCTGGTGCATATGATTTCTTCGGAAATGAAATATCACAATCTGAATATGCTGGTGGTATCTATCCTGGTTACTTAACTAATTGGGATGTTGATGGGGGTAGACAGCCATTCCTAAGAGTGCAAGATTTTACTGGTTCTAGAGATGATATATCCGTTCAATTTATAAGATATAATGCTGAAGTTGAGGGTGTAACCGATACATTTGTTATTACCAGAGTTGAAGATGGTAAGGGTGGTGTAAGTTTTGAGATAGTACCATTCAGAGGTACTCAAATTAAAAACAAAGAAGATAAGACATTAGAGATACAAGCGGTAAGGGTTGATGGTATCAATCGTATTGATTTACAAAGTGGATTGGCTAGAGGTTTCTCTGATGCTAAACTACATTTATTATCATCATCATTAGATGGTACCCAAACTTATGTTTCACTTTCCCAAGCGATTACTGACCCTAACTTTATAGAAGGTGTAAGTGCTGGTACAACTGGTAGTGGTGAGATTGATTACAACGCAATTTTTACAAGAGATTCTATTGATAATGAGTTGACGGTTTATCTTATGGATGGACCTACATCTGAATCAATTTTAACATCACAAATCCTAACCGATTTGAAAGATGGTTTGAATAATGGTATTGTTACTTCAACAACTGAACAATTTAATATAAAGTACAAACCCAGAGAAATTAATGATTTCAACCCATTACAATCAATAGTAACTGCATCGTTCCAACGAAGAGGTACAACATTAAATCCCTTATCGGCTAGTTTGTTGATTATACCATCTTCTTCAAAGGAACCTAAAACCGAATTACCACATTATTATATGTTCTATGAAACTGGGGCATTTGATAGTACAATTACATTATCGGTAACTGATTTTGCTGGAAATGTAATTGATAATGGTGTACCTGGAAATGGTATTCCATATTATTCGGCAATTGATACAAAGCAATTAAACTTAGAGTTTACATATACTGAGCCAATTACATCAGCATCCGTAACTGCAAATAAATCATTCTTCATTACACCTGATGGTTTACCTGGGCAAGATTCAATTGTAATTGATATAGACCCTCAACCAGTTTCATTGGGTTCAAATCACAAAGGTGAGGTTTATAATTACGCATTAGCAAATACTGATATACAATTAACACAAGGTGATTTATTCTTAATAAATACTGCAAGTGGCGATCCTGGTACGTTTACCACCCGTTCAATAGTTACAACTAATATTGAGTATGGGACATTGGTTGGTGATTCAACCACAACAATGAGTTTGGCTGGATTCGAAACAATGTCAGCACTAAGTGCTAGTGTTAGATATGATTTTGATATCTACCCATACTTTACATCATCATTGGTAACTGCAAGTAGAACTCAAAAGTTCACTAAGGTAGTTGATGGTGGTGGGCCTATTGAAGTTACAATAGAACCAATGGCAGTTGCATTAAATGCTGATGAGATTGGATATGTTTCCAATTATTCAAGTGCAACAACTGAAGTATTTATAAAACAAAATGATGAGTTCTTCTTCTATGATGAATTTGATGGTGGTAGACCTGGTACATTTGTAACGCAATCTATAACACAACGAAATATACAATTTTCAGAAGTTTCATCTTCATTTAGGGATTTAATTGCATCTGGTAGTGTATCTTCATCTGATGGAGAAATATTACATTTTAAAGGATTTGGGGGATTGGCAAATAATCAACCATCTGGTAGTATTACATATAAATTTAAGGTTTATCCTTATTCATTGACTGCTGGTGTAGGTGGTGTTCCTAGAATAGTTTCAGCAACTCAAACATTTTCAAAAGTAAGTGATGGAACTGCTGCAAGAAAGGTTAGTTTAATAGCTAGTAGTGATACTGTTATTTATGATGGTGATGGGCTTAAAGTTGCACCGGTAGGTGATGTTGATTTATCTGCAATTGCTATAAATGTAACTGGTTCTGCTTTTTTTAAATTCTTAAATGATGATGGTTCCACAATACAAGCATCATCGACAGATAGCACAACTACTATTGGTGATTTACCATCTACTGGTTCAGCAAAAACATTTACAGTTGAATTACGAGATGGTAATCCTAATGGAGTGGTGGTTGATACCGATACTGTAACTATATCTGGTATATCGGAGGGTTCAACTGCATATTCGGCAGTAGTAACAAATCCAGCATCTTCTATAACTGTTGAAGTTGATGGTACAACATTTGTTGAAAACACAAGTACATTAATACGAGCATATAAGGGTGGGACTGAATTACAATATGTTGAGGAATATGATGAAGCGGCATTAGACCCAATTACATTCTTACCAATCGGTACATTTGGACAATTTTCAGCATCTATACATGATATATCACCATTCCTAACACATAATGATGGTAGGTTGTTGGAAACTTCTGGTGAATTATATGCTAGTTCGTCTGGTATATCGGATTGGACCGAACCTCAATCAAATACACAGGGATTCATTGTATATAAACTTGACTTTGAGAATGGTAGAGGTGAGCAATTTGTACAACAATCATTCTCAGCTGTTTTTGAAGGAGCAACTGGGCCTGGTATTGTAATGAGGGGTGAGTGGACCGGTAGTATTGCATACATATTTGACCAAGGTAACCAAAGGAGAGATGCTGTACTTAGGAACGTTGATGGGACAACTCATTATTGGGCAACAACACAATTAATACCATCTGGTTCAGAATACACCGATGGTGATGATGAATACACACCAGAACCACAACTACCATCACAAACAAATCCTGATGGTACTTATGTTGAGGGAACTATTGATACTAATGGTTGGGAGTATTTGGGTCAGCAAGAACTATTCGTTGCAGCTAAGATTGCAATATTTGATGAATCGTTTGTAAAAAATACAATTAATGTAGGTGAACCAACAACCGATTATGATACCAATCCCCAAATTGCGATTGTTGGTGGAACCGATGAACCTTATATATCGATAGGGCAGAGTATTCAAGGATATGGACAACAGGGTGCATATATTGGTGTAACCAACAATGGAGGACCAACTGGAACCGCAGGTACATCAGGTCTATTATCATTATCAGGTGACCCAACGGAACCATCATATAATTCATTAAAGTGGGATGGTCAAACACTTTTAATCAGAGGTGCAATTAGACAAACTGCAGCAGGTTCAATAGAACCACAATTAAGAGGTGATTGGACAGATGGTGCATATTATAATACTGATGATTCGGTTTTATATCTAAATCAAAGTTTTAGAGCAAGTGCACCACATACAGCATCTCAGGGTGATGGAGTTTTTGGGGAACCAAACATTGGAGATGTATGGGATGCATCGTCTGGTGTTGGTAAAACGGCAACATTAGCAGCATCTACTTTTGTTATTGAGTTTGACCAAGATGGAAATAATCCATCTCCAAGTAGTATCAACTTAATTGCATCATCATCAAACTTTGTAAATCCTTTCTTTAAATTTACAGGCGGTGGTACATTCCATAATAATGATGTTTCCTTTTACGATGGTAATGATGTTGAAAATCATTTATCAAGTAGTATAGATTTAAGTTCAGCAACTATATCTGATATGCCTCTACAATTTAGATTAGGTGTTTCTGATGCTGACCAAGTTGAAGTAGTTAGTGATGTGATTAACATATTTGGGGTTAAACCAGGTTCCGATACTGTACCAAATTATTTCATTACTCCAATCGCTGGTGGTACTCAAATAAAAAATAGTAGTGGTACTATTACACTACAAGTTCAAAAAGCAGATATTAGTGGAATAACTGATATAACATCTGGTACTGATGCACAAATTTATGATGGTGGAACTTTATTAGCCGTACAAAGTGGTGTTAGTGATGCTGGTAATGGGGTAGTTTATAATCCAAACATTACATCGGATTTTATTACTGGAACTAAAACACTTTTACTAAAAGATAATGGTGGTACGGTATTAGATTCTATAACACTATTGGATGTAACCGATGGTTTAGGTGGTGGTTCATTTATAGCACCTAACTTAAAAACAAATAGAAATACATCAGTTACTCCGAACACATTTAGTCCAAGTTACTTATCCGCAACCGCATCATTCTACGATACATCTGGAACTGAATACACTCAAAGTGTTACTATTACTCCATCGTTTAGTGTTGGTGTGGATAGAATGGCTGTATCAACTGGTGTTGGTGATACTACAAATATTACGATTACAGCTGGTGATGGTGATGGTGGAACCATTACATTAGGTGGAGCATCGGTACCTACAAAAGATACTGTATTAACCGCAATATTTACTGACCCTGCAACTGGACAGACAAACACAATAAATGAAACATTCTATATTGTATCTGATGGTGTGGATGGTGTTGATGCAATAACTGTAATTAATACAAACCAAGCACACACACTTCCAGCTTCATCTGCTGGTGTGGTTTCATCATATACTGATAGTGGTACGGTGATACGAGTATTTGAAGGTGTACTCGAACTATACTACACAAACGGAACACCAAGTGATGGTGAATTTACAATATCAGCTACACAAAGCCCATCAGGTGTTATGAATACACCATCTATCGATGTAGAAGAAGCAGGAGAAGAACCAGCTGAAGTTGCTGATTTTACTTCAATGGATAATGCACAAGATTCGGTTATTGTAACGTATACCATAACCGGTCTGAGAAGTGGTGGGGCATCATTTACATCAACCACAACACAAACTTTAACTAAAGTAAAAGATGGTACGGATGGTGAAGATGGTGGTGTAGTATATGCTGGTGAATGGAAACTAACACTATCCGATGGTACAACACCAACTATAAGTGATAAGGTGGTATATTTGGCTGAAGATAATTTAAAGTATGTGACTAAGTATAATAATAGTTATTATATATGTGCAACAACACATAGATATGCGGGTGCTTGGGATGGTAGTGAAGATTACCTTGAAGGTGATGTAGTATTGGAAAGTGGTACTTACTATCGTGCTGGGCAAGATATTCTTGCGGGGGATTTCTTTCCGGGTGACCCTGAATGGCCATCGGTTGGTTCATCAATTGAACCTGGAACTTGGACAGCTGGGTGGGAATCCTTCGGAGCAGAGTTTACTTCTGTGGCAACTGATATTCTTTTTGCACAAGATGTTTATGCTGATAGAACTATAAATATTGGTTCAAATGGTTCAAGTGCAGTTATTCAATTAAACGCAGATACATCTAATTCAAATCAAAACCCATTTTTATCTATTGGACAAAATGGGACAGAAGGATATGGTAATCCTGGTATGTTCTTTGGATTTGATAGTGGTTCCGAAAAACTTTCTATTTCTGGTTCTGGTGGTGCACTAACTTTTGATGGTAATTTATTTAATTATAGTGGAACAATTAGTGCGGGTACATTAAATGGTATGACTTTAATTGGAGGTACAATTAGTGTTCCCAATGCAACAAACCCACTATTCTCAGTAGATTCCGAAGGTAACATGTCTGCACAAGATGCAAACATATCTGGTTCATTTAATATAGAATCTGGTAAAATTGGTAATTGGGTAATTGATGATATAGCTAATGGTGGGTTTTTACGAGATGTTGATAATAGGATAGTACTAAATCCAACGGATAAGAAAATTCAATTATTTAATCAATCAAATGAACTAAAGGCAAAAATTAATGCGGATGACACACTTTCTAACATTGCTGGTGGTAATCTAAATGTTTCCGGTCTTAATACTACAAGTATAGCTGCACCATCAGGCCCATCATTAACAAGTGCTGGGTTCAGTACAATAACGGGTACATATCAATTCGGTAATGAAGTTTCGGTAACGGTTCAAGATGCGGGGGAGTATTCAATTAGTGGATTATTTGATTATACTTCGATACCAATACCAAATCTTACTACATCCGGACTTTCAAATGTATCAACTAGTACTGGAAGTCCAAATGGATATATAAATGTAGGTTCTGGTGCACCATCACCATACTCATTTGATGGATATTACTCAAGTGGAATTTCACCTAGATATGCATATCAATATTTTTATTTAGAGATTGTAGATGCGGGTGGAACAGTTATACACAGAGAACAAATTTCTTATGCTTACGCAAGGAGTGGATATAGTTTGGGTAACTATTATACACACCCAAATCCATATGGATCTGTAACCAACACTGGGTGGCAATATCAGAGTGGGTATAGTTCAGCTGCAAACTCATTTTCATATTCAAGTATTAGTGCAAATCATAGCTTTGAAGTAGACCTAACTCCACAAACTTATAAATTTAGGTATAGTACTGTAATGAAAAATAGAAATGGAGTTGCATCTTACTTAAATGGTCAAACAACTACACCAACTTATACTTATTACAGTCACACAAAGAGTGGTCTTAGTTTTTCAACAAGTGAATTAGATTCTTCAGTTACTGCCGCAGCACCTGCAAACTTTATTGAATTATCGGGTGGGGGGTTCCAAGCTGCAACAAATTCTAACCAGTTTGTTAAGATATTTAGAAATTCTCCAACTTCTTATAATAGTACTCTTATACAGGCTAAAGGTGGTTATGTGAACTTACAACAATCTGATAAAGGAGATAAGTCTTTAGATGTTCAAGGAACATCAACATTTGGCGGCCAGGTTAATATTGGTGTTAATTGGGGTTCCTCCTTTGATAATGGAAAAGGTTATACTGTTTTGAAAAGTCCTGTTTTTCAATATAAAACTTACAGTTCTGGAGGAGCCATAACCTCTCCACTATTTATTGATGTACGGGAAGCTAGTTTTTTTAGGTTAAGAGCTACTTCTACTTCTAATAGATACTTTGAATTACCACATAAACAATTTGCAAGTAGTACTGCTGTTCCATTTAGAGAAAGAGACAGGGACAATTCAAATGAGATTTATGGTGTTGATGATTTTGAAGTGGGGCATTTAGCAATACTATTTAATTACAACTATGATGATGATGCTTGTTATATTGCTGGAATATCTGGTAGAGCTGATGATAATGGGTGGTATACACTAAATGGGGGTAGATGTATTATGGTTGTTTATGATAAATATGCACTCCAGCATGGTGGTAGTTCACTTAATACCGATGCAGAGGGTGGTTGGATAATCGTAAATGGAGATACATCTACGGTAAACTCATGGGCTTAAAATAATAATTAATTATGAAATTAAAATACGATATATACGCAACGCAATCTGGGTCTGAAATAATATACCCATATAATTTGTATGAATTTGTAGATATAAAACAAAAGAAAAATGACCGATATACATTTGAAGATATAACGGATGCCGAGCTACTTAGTTCAAGCATTTATCCATTTATAGAAGCGGATATACCAAACCTCAATTACAGTCAATCTTTGATTGAAATAACACCTATCTTTAGTGAATCTAAATACTATCAACAATGGGAAGTTGGTCTTATTGACCCTGTCATACTTGAATATGATAAATCATTGGAATGGAATTCTATTAGAGTAAAGCGAAATGAATTACTCCAAGATTCCGATTGGGTACTCCTACCATATTCACCAATAACTGGTTCTAAATTAGATGAGTGGGTACAATATAGAGAAAATTTAAGAAATATAACAAATAACGATAACCCATTTGAAATAGAATGGCCAACTAAACCAGAATAAAATGACTGAATTTGAATTTATAATTGAAGATTCTAATGGTACTCGTGTAACGCAAACATTAAAAAATGAAAAGTCGATATATGATATAGATTTGCAAATAGAAATAGATTCATATTTAAATCACTATGTTTTGGAGTGGGATAAAGCGAATAAAGATAATAATATAGAGCTAGCTCGTTTAGAATTATACTATGATAATCAAATAATTAGAGAAATAACTAAAAATTAATTTTAGTTAAATAAAAAAGAATACATTAATAGAGTTTCCATCTACTATTAGAAATTAATCATTTTCAAAAATTTCTGAATTGATAGTTTGGATTTACCTGATAAATGGTAACACATAATATGAGTTATATTTACAAATATGGTGATATTGAAGTTTACAATAAATTCCAACAACCAACTAAGCAAATATTTCATAAATGGAGAAGTGAATTTCTTCAAAATAACAATTTAGATAACTATAATATTTTGTTTATGGGAAATGCTGCGGAGATTCTATTTGGTATTTCAAAACTACAAACCTATGATATCGATATTATTTTAAGTGGTGAAATTGATTCATATGAAAACTTATCCAAATTAATGAATTCAGCATTTTCAATTGGTTTAAAATATAATTTGTGTATCGATATATTTCACCTTGATATAAATGTTTTTGAAATAGAATGGTGGAGTTCTTATAATAAGATACGTTTGTATGATAGACTTACAAATTCCAATGGTAATGTATATCGTATCCCTTATAAAATAGAAGATTTACCATTTGGGTTACATAAATTTGGAGAACCCAATATTATTGGTAAATCCCATAGAAAGCACTTAGATAGAATCAAATCCGGTCAATATCTTGGATTACGATTTGATTTAAAAACTATGAGATTAATTTCGTTTAATTAGAAATATATATACTTATATATAAACATTAATAACGTTATGGAAAAAAAGACAGAAGCTTTAGATAAGGAAATTATTGAAAAGCTATCAAAAATTCAGAATGAGCAAGATAGTATGGTAATTGCTTTAGGGCAGGTTGCTGTACAACGTAGACAATTTCAGCAAAATCTTGATGAATTAAGTAAGAAAGAGAATGAGTTTGGTGCACGATTGGATAAATCTATAAATGAACTCAATATTGAATTGGCTGAGTTGGATAAAAAATACCCAAACGGACAGATTGATTTAGAAAATGGTACGATAATTTATTAAGAATATTTGGTATTCTAATATTTTTTTTGTATATTTGTATAGTAGTGTAACTATACACTAAATAATTTGTGTTATGTCCAATAAGAAAAAATTAATATATGTAGCATCTCACCTATCAACTGGTGGGATGCCACAATACCTTCTTAAACAAATTCAAATATTCAATAAAGAATTTGATATACAAGTCGTTGAATATAATGACCATAGTGGTGGTGTATTTGTAGTTCAAAAGAACCAAATAAACGATTTGGTAAAACTACATACTCTTTATCATAATAAGGGGGAAACTCTTATTGATATCATAAAAACGGAAGAGCCGGATATCATCCACTTTACTGAAATTCCCGAACACTTTATAGAACACTCTACATTAGATACTATCTTTGGAAACGAAAATAGAAAGTATCATATAGTTTGTTCAACACATGGTTCATTCACCAATCCAGATGAAATTCGATATCAACCTGATAGATATGTTTTAGTATCTGAATGGAGTAGAAGAAAGTTCGAACATTTGGGAGTTGATACTAAAGTATGGGAATATCCAATTGAAAATATTAAATACAATAAAGATGCTGCAAAAGAAGAATTGGGATTTGAAAAAGATTGGAAGCATGTATTGATGGTTGGATTATTTTCTGAAGGTAAAAATCAGAGTGAGATATTTGATGTAGCTAGATTATTAGAAAAGTATAAAATAAAATTTCACTTTGTTGGTAACCAAGCTTCAAACTTCGAAGATTATTGGGGACCTTTAATGAAATTTAAACCTTCCAATTGTATTATACATGGTGAAAGAACCGATACTGATAAATTCTACAAAGCATCGGATATGTTCTACTTCAGTTCAAAGTTGGAATTAAATCCACTTTCAATCAAAGAAGCATTATCATATGGATTACCATCCATATTCAGAAAATTACACACTTATTTGGATAAGTATGATGATAACGAATTGGTTACTTATATTAATGATGATATCCATCAAACCAAACATCGCATACTAACAAAGTTAAAGCCTGAGTTTAATGAAATACCTGGTTGGTTCTCATATGAGGAATTTTATACGGATGTAGTTGATAAGTTACCAAATAACTCAAACATCGTAGAGGTGGGTGCTTGGTTTGGGAAATCAACTAACTTTATGGCTAATAAAATTAAAGATAGTGGTAAGAATGTAAACTTTACAACAGTTGATACTTTTAAAGGTTCTCCTACCGAAGATATTCATAACAATACATTAAGTGTATTTGATAATGATATCTATTCTGAGTTTATGGATTCAGCTATACTGTTGGATAATTTAGATACTATAAATGTAATTAAAGATACATCCGTTAACGCTAAAGATTCTTTCATCAACAATTCATTAGATTTCATAATGATTGATGCCGGTCATACCTATGATGATGTTAAGAGTGATATCAATGCATGGTTTCATAAAGTAAAGCAAGGAGGTATTATTTCTGGTGATGATTACATCCCAGTATTTCAAGGTGTAATAGATGCTGTAAATGAATATTTTTATGGACAGATTAGTAGAACTAACACAGGTTGGTTTAGAAAGAAACCAAAGATTCAGATTCTACATTTAATGACCAGACCCGATGATGTGAGAGAGAAATTGAGTTCAACATCATTAAAACAATTACAAAGATTGGGATTTGATTATATTCCAATGGTAAACGAAGTTTATGAAGGTGAAGTTCCATCCGAATTTTGTAGAAGGCCTGATATGATAACCACATCACCTACCTATATTGGTGAACATGGAGTTGGTACATTGACGAAAAGGCATTATGGGTGTTTCACATCTCATATAAATGCATTGAAGAATATAGATACTGATAATTACGATTACACTCTTATATTTGAGGCTGATGCATTTATCTATTCATCTTTAAGGGATTTTGCTGAGATAATATACAAGGCATGTTTTATATCTGAACGAGATAATGTTCCTTATATTTCATTTGCCAATAATCCATCTTGGCAACGTTGGGATGTGGATACAAACTTTGCTAAAACTGATTTCAATCAGGATTGGGCACATTGTTACCTAATTCCAAATAGAGATAAACAATGGTATATGGATAGAATTGAAGATACTCCATGGGATGGGTATGATATTTGGCTAAATGAGATATTCTATCACAATAGAGATAAAGTTAGATATACTACCCATTATCCATTTTGTAAGCAAGCCGAAGGTATTTCTTTATTAGATAATTTAAATAAAAGTTGGAAGTGATTTACAAAAAAATAAAACGAAATCAAAATAACATTCTTAATATTAAAAATAGAGTTTCCATATCATATGTATATGGGCCTAAAGTAGAAATATTAGGAAATGTTGATGAAACTTATAGAGTAGAATTCATTGATAAAGCAACCAACGTTATTCAGTTTGAAACTGAAATAAAAAACAATTGTTGGGCATCTTGTAATATCCGATACTTTGTGGATTGGAGAATCCGAGTTTGGAATGGTACTGAATTATTCCATGAAGAAGATTATAATGCAACCGATATGAGAGTATATGTTGCATTGGATTCGAAAGCATTGGGTGATACATTAGCATGGTTTCCATATGTTGAGGAATTTGGTAAGAAACATAATTGTAAGATGGTAACATCTACATTCCATAACGAAATGCTAATCCAACAATATCCGAATATTGAATTTATAAACCCTGGTGAAATTGCAGAAAACTTATACGCTATGTATGGGTTGGGATTATTTTACAACGAAGATGGTTCGGTAAATTTACATAAAAACCGAAGAGACCCTAAGGGATTATCAATGCAGGAAATGGCTACTGATATCTTAGGATTGGAATTTGTAGAAGTAAAACCAAAGTTGGGTAAACGAAATGTTGAAAAGGATGATAAACTAATTACCATTGCAATTCACGGAACCGCTCAATCAAAGTATTGGAATAACCCAACTGGTTGGCAAGAAGTAGTAGATTGGTTAACGGGTAGGGGATATCGAATCAGATTACTATCCAAAGAACAAACTGGGTTTATGGGTAACTTTGAACCAACTGGTATTGAAAAACATCCATGGGGGCCTTTGGAGTTGGTTATGGATGAAATGGTTAAATCAAAAGCATTCATTGGTATTGGTAGTGGGTTGAGTTGGTTAAGCTGGGGATTGGGAACTAAAACAGTTCTCATAAGTGGATTTTCATACGATTGGGCAGAGATGAGTGATTGTGTACGAATCAGTTCACCAAAAGATATATGTGGTGGTTGCTTCAATAGATTAAAATTAGATGCTGGTGATTGGAATTGGTGTCCAGACCATAAAGGTACTAATAGGCAATTTGAGTGTACTAAATCTATCACTGGTGAGATGGTAATTAAAGAATTAGAAAAGTTTTTATAAATGAAAGTTTGGATTAACGGATGTTTTGATGTTTTACATTATGGACATTTTCAATTAATTTCTCATGCTAAATCATTGGGTGGTGAGCTAAAAATTGGAATAGATTCCGATAAAAGAGTGAAAGAATCTAAAGGAGATAGTAGACCATTCCATACTGAGAATCAGCGAATATTCAACTTACTTCAAATTGAAGGTGTGAATAGTGTTGTAGTATTTGATTCTGATAAAGAACTATCTGATTTAATTAAAGATTACAAACCTGATATTTTTGTAATTGGTGATGAATATAAGGATAGGGGAATTATTGGTAGAAAGCATGCTAAACGAATTGAATACTTTCCAAAAGTGGAAGGATTCTCAACAACTGGATTATTAGATGAATAGAGTATTAGTTATAGGAGAAAGGTGTGATGATATCTTCATTTATGGTGATACTCCCCGTTTATCACCCGAAGGACCGGCACCAGTATTTATTCCAACGAGAGAAGTTTACAATGGTGGGATGGGTGAAAATGTGATGAATAATCTACTATCTTTAAAAATTGATGTAGATTTCGAACATCAGAAATCACCAATTACAAAGACAAGACATATTCACGAATCATCGAATACCTTATTGTTAAGAATTGATGAAGATGGAAATACAGATAATATAGGTGATAGATTACCTAAAATAGATTTTTGGGAATATCAAATGGTAGTAATTTCAGATTACAACAAAGGTTTCCTATCTGAAGAAGATATTGCTTATATAGCATATAAACACCCAAACACAATTTGTGATACCAAAAAGAAGTTGGGTGATTGGTGTAAAGATTTACGATTCATAAAGCTTAATCGTACTGAGTTCAATAATAATAAAGAATTTATTCAAGAAAACGATTGGATTTTAGAAAAGTTGATAATTACATTAGATAAGGATGGATGTATGTACAATGGTACATCATATCCAACCGAACAAGTAGAGATTATGGATATCTCAGGAGCTGGTGATACATTCGTAGCGGGATTTGTGAAGATGTTCTTAGATACCGAAGATATTCCAAAATCAATACAATATGCTAATCGTTGTTCAGCGCAGGTTGTACAAAAACGAGGTGTAACAACAATAGATTACGAAAACTTATAATTTATATATTTATATATGAATTCAAAATAAATTATTTAATTTAAAGGTCATATGGCAAAGGAACAAAAAAATCAAATCGAATTGGTAACAGTTGAGTTATCTGAGGATAAACTCAATGAGATTAAAGAGTACAATTCACAACTGAATCAGATAATGACTCAGATTGGTCAGTTACATATCAGAAGAAACGAATTAACTTCTGAGTTGGAAAAGATTGAAGCAGCATTCGGTGAAGCTGAAAGTGGGTTTACTGAAACTAACTCTGAAATGAGAAAAGAGTTGAATAAACTTGAAAGAGATTACCCAAGAGGTCAATTGAATCTTGAAGAAGGTACAATTACTTACAACAAAGCATATAAAGAGCAGTTGGAGAAGCAGGTTCAACAACAGCAAAATCCAAACGGAATCGCTGGTGGTGATACAGTTGATGCTCCATTCTCTAAGGTGTAAATGGGTAAACTCAAAAATCGTATATTTATATAGTACAATAGAAAACGTACTATTACAATGAACGAATTATCTCAATTTTTAGTAGAGAGTATATTAGGGGAAGCGGACAGTGTAGACAACAAAGTTGTAGTTTACTCTGGCCGCTTTCAACCGTTTCATAAGGGGCATTACGCAACATATTCTCACTTAGTAAAAAAGTTTGGAAAGGAAAATGTTTTTATCGGAACATCCAACAAAACCGATAATAAGAAATCACCTTTCAACTTTAAAGAGAAAAAGCAAATAATGACAACGATGTTTGGTGTTCCATCAAACAAAATTGTTGAAGTTAAGAATCCATATGTACCAACTGAGGTACTAAAGAAATTCGATAAAGATACTACATCATTCATCACAGTTGTTGGTAAGAAAGATGCAAATAGATTAGGTGGTAAGTTCTTTACCCCTTACAAAGATAACTTAGATTTTGAAGGATATGAGGATAGGGGGTATGTTTATATAGCTCCCCAACAATCCAATCCAATAAGTGGAACCGATGTTCGTATGGGATTACGAAAAGGTTCTGATGCGGATAAGAAAGAGTTCTTTACTAAAAAGGCTTATGGTAAGTTCAATCCAAAAATATTTAAATTCATAGCAGGTAAACTATCACAACTACCAGAAATAACTTCGGAAAATATTTGGATTCCAAAACACATATTAGAAAATTGGATAGTTGATAATACTGATTTAATAAATGAAGTTACTACTACAATGGGTAGAGATTCAGTAGATGATGGACCAAACTATATCTATCCAAATTTCAATACATTTAATAAGGTTTCTCAAAAAAGAGCAGAGGAAATTGGATACACTGTTTTATCACAAATTATGAGTGATGAACTTACTGATATTGATGACCATCCAATATATCCAAAAGGACCTATAAAAGCAGTAACCCCATTTCCTGCGGGTGTTGCTGGTAAAACCACATCTACTAACCAAAAAGATTTCTATGGTTCTGAGGCTTATAATAAGTGGTTTAAACATATAGCTAAGATAGTTGGTATAGTTGGATATTCTTTCGTTGATTACATTGATTTAAATATCGATAAAACTCAATCACTAAGAGATTTAGATAGTGAGGGTGATGACGTTGGAAATACTTTAAAAGAAGATATCAACCTTCCAGTAAATGTTGGAGATACTATCCTAACAGGTAGATTTAAAAACAAAAAGACAGTTGTTAAAACCATTGGTAAGGATGAGTATGGGATGCCAACTATCAATGGTAGAAAGGTTGTAAACTTTCGAATTGTAAGTGAAGGTGTAAAAGTTCAACTCAACGAAATTCCAATGGGAGACCTTCAAAAGATTGATACATTTGCTGATAAGCAATTAAAACCAGTGGATGTGGTTCTAACTGGTAAACATTTCTTCGATAGATTAAATGACCCAAGAAACGGAAAAGAAGTAACAAACGCTGAGTTGATTGGTTTCTTTAAAAGATTGGGTAAAAAGAAAAAAGAATTTGTAAACTTCCTTAATCAATATAATCAGATTGTAGCAAAGGATAATAGAACTAATATTAATATTCCATTTATGAAACAAGCGAATAAAGTAATCGCTAAAACCATAATGAGAAAAGATGACTTTAAAACATCAGACCCGGAATATAAATTTGAAAAATTAGAAAAGGAAAAGTTGAAATACAATGAGCCATACGCTTTAAGTGGTGGTATCTCTGAATCAACTAATAAAAAATAATAGGATTATTATGATTAAGTTAACCGATTTATTATCAGAAATTGGAGATGGTTCTTCTAAACCATACAAATGGAAAGCTCTTTCAAAGAGTAAGATGAAAATAGGAAAAGGACATTCTTACTTCTATAAATTCACCACAGACAATGGAATAGAGTATGATGCTGAATTCTACTACTCGGTTATTGATGGTAAAAAAGGAAAATTACTTTATCTATTTGAATTTGCACCATCGGATGCTTTTGATGGCGGTGATGATGGTAACCCACTGGTTACCGGTGAAGGTGCACCACTTCGTATAATGTCTACTATCGTTCAGATTCTAAAAGACTTTATCGGTAAAAACCCAACAGCTGCCATTGAATACTCAGCAGGAAAGAATTTTAGCGGAGATACAAGACGTGCTAAACTTTATATGGCTTATATAAAGAGGTTACTACCTTCTAATTATAAAGTTAGACCCAAGGGAGATGATGTTCTTATTCAACCTAAATAATTAACAAATAAAACCTATTATGATAAGATTAAAAAAATTACTAAGTGAAGTTCTTCTAAATGAAGGTGGTGCATATGGGCATATGAATCACCCATTCGATACCGAAATCAATTTAACTTTTGGTCAACTTAAAGATATTGTAAATAAAGCATTAGAAGGAAACTTAGATTTAGCAAGAGAAAAAACCGATGGACAGGCATTAGCTGTAAGTTGGAGAGATGGTAGATTAGTTGCTGCGAGAAACAAAGGACACTTAAAGAACAAAGGTGAAAACGCTTTGGATATAAAAGGTGTAGCTACTAAGTTTGCTGGTAGAGGTGAATTAGAAAAGGCATATAACTTTGCTATGAATGATTTATCAAAAGCAATCAAATCACTTTCTGAAAAACAAAGAGATAAAATCTTTAAAGGTGGTGCATGTTTTATGAACTTAGAAGTAATATACCCAACTTCAGTAAATGTAATACCTTATGGACAAGCACTATTGGTATTTCATGGTACTATGGAATTTAATGAAGATGGTGTAGCAATTGGTGAAAATCAAAATGCGGCTAAGATACTTGCTGGAATGATTAAACAAGTAAATCAAGATGTACAATCAGCATATACAATATCAGGTCCTCCAATTAATCAATTACCTAAGAGTAAAGATTTAACTTCTCTGAAGGGTAAATACAATTCTAAAATATCAAAATTACAATCTAAATACAAATTAAAAGATACTGATGGAATTGCTGATTATCATCAAGCCTTTTGGATGGATTTCGTAACTAAAAAATCACCAACAAAATTAGATAATAGAACTCTAATGGGATTGGTAAAAAGATGGGCATTCTATGATAAGAGTTTCCGTTTAGACAAGAAGAATTTTAGTGATGAGAAAACTTTAGAATGGGCAAAGGGAATTGATAAGAATGACCATGCTAAGATTGCTAAAGATAACATCAGACCATTTGAAGATATCTTCTTAGGTGTAGGTGCAGATATTCTATCTTTTATGAGTTCAGTACTTGCAGCTAACCCTGATAAAGCAGTTAGGGATATGAAGAAGAGATTGGATAAAACTATCAAAGATGTTCAAAAGAGTGGCGATGAAAAGAAAATCAACAAACTTAAATTGGAACTACAAAGATTGAACGCAATCGGTGGTAAAGATAAGATTGTTCCTAATGAGGGTATTGTATTTGTATACAATGGAAAGACTTTCAAACTGACTGGAACCTTCGCTCCTCTTAATCAGATATTGGGATTATTTTACGAATAGTATAAATTACAATACTTATATATATATATGAATATATAAGATAGTTATGGCAGATAAAAAATTTGAAAGAAAGTTCATGCACCCAACTCGTAGAAAGTTGGTTGATATGGTTCATACTGGTGAGTATCAAAAAGATACTAAAATTTCTCTATCCGATGTAAAAGAAGAAACCAAACGTAATGTTGGTGATAAGTGGGAAGAAGATGGAGTAGTTTGGGAAGAAAAATCATATGGTAGAGTAAAGCAATCAAAGGCATCATCTGAACTTTCAAAGGTAAGAAAGTATTTAGAGAAAACATCGGAATGTAAATCAGATACTTGTAAAAAGAATAAGTACGGACCAACCGATAAGACTCTAATCAAAAAATCAGGATATTGTTCGGTGTGTTTAGCTGAGAAAGAACAAATCATCAAAACAGATGGATTGTGGGAAGCTTATAATGAATATAAAGTTTATTCTAATATGGCTGTATATGGTACTGAGGTATTATATAAATGGACTGAGGCATTAGGTGAAGTCAATAACATACATACTTTTGTAAATGAAGATGGTTCAGTTGAAAAGTGGGTACAAAATGTAGATACCGATTTTTTAAGAGAACAATTGGAAGGTGATATCGAAAAGGGTAAGAAAGAATTATTAGAGGTTATTGAAAAGAGAAACGCAGCATATGAACTATTAAAAGATAAAAACTACGAATTAGTACAACCTTTATAAGATGAATAGTAATACAAAAATATATTTAATATTGATTGTTATCTTAGGATTTGTAGGATACAATCTAATGGTAATGCATGATATCCAAACGGATGTTGCTGCATTTGATGAAAAGATTGAAATGATTCAAAGTGATATTGATTCAATCGCAATAGCCAACGATGAGTTGGATTCCAAAATAGAATCGTTACATTCAGAAATAGAACTAATTGATAGTGATATCAACAAAGTACAAAATAACATCACTACAATAAAAAACAAAACGAATGAAAAAGTCAATAATGTTGATGTTCTTACTTTCGATGAGCTTATCCAGTTTTTCACAAACCGTTACCAAAAGGGACTCGGTGGTGAAACTAAAAGTTCCGATAGTAAGGATGGTAATTAAAGATTTAGTTACCTTTGATGGTTTAAAATTAGAACTGATAGAAACTAAAGACTTACTAAGATTATCACATGATAAACTTGTGTTAAAGGATAGTGTTATTACTAATTTAAATGGTAAGGTTCTTAATTTAGAAGGTATTATTCAAAAAAAGGATGAACAATTCGGTTTAGAGAGTGAAAAATCTAAACAATTACTAAAAGAACTAAAAAGGCAAAAACGAAATACCTTCTTATGGAAATTGGGAACAATTGGTGGTGTGGTACTTAGTTTGTTCTTTGCCGCTGGTGGATAATTTATGGCTAAACAAAGACAATCTTTAAAAGCAATTATAGCTCAGGAGTATCAGAAATGTGCTTCTGACCCAATATACTTTATGAAGAAGTATTGTATGATTCAACATCCGGTGAGAGGAAAAATTCCTTTTCACCTTTTTCCGTTTCAAGAGGAAACATTAGTTGACTTTAAAGACCATCGTTACAATATCATTCTTAAATCCAGACAAACTGGTATCTCAACACTAACCGCAGGATTCTCTTTGTGGAAAATGTTATTCAATCAAGATTACAATGTATTGGTAATTGCAACTAAGCAAGAGGTAGCCAAAAACTTGGTAACAAAAGTAAGGGTAATGAATCAGTACTTACCATCTTGGTTAAAGTTGGAAACTGTTGAAGATAACAAACTATCATTACGATATGCAAATGGTTCTCAAATTAAAGCAACTTCTGCTGCTGGTGATGCTGGTCGTTCGGAAGCACTATCTTTATTGGTGTTTGATGAGGCAGCATTTATCGATAAGATTGAAGAGATATGGGTATCAGCTCAATCTACATTATCAACGGGGGGTTCGGCAATTATCCTTTCTACTCCAAATGGTGTGGGTAACTTTTTCCACAAAACTTGGGTGGGTTCTGAAGAAGGTTCAAATGGATTCAACAATATCAGATTACATTGGAGTGTTCACCCTGAAAGAGACCAAGATTGGAGAGATGAACAAGAAACACTATTAGGACCTAAAGGAGCAGCACAAGAATGTGATTGTGATTTCGTTTCTTCTGGGGATAGTGTGATAGACCCACAACTTTTACAATTCTACAAAGATACCTATGTTCAAGACCCAATCGAAAAAGGTGGGTTTGATGGAAATCTTTGGAAGTGGGCATATCCAGATTATAATAAATCATATATAGTTGTTGCCGATGTTGCGAGGGGTGATTCATCGGATTATTCCGCATGCCATGTAATTGATATAGAGGCATCTGAGCAAGTTGCTGAGTATAAGGGTAAATTAGATACAAAAGATTTTGGAAACTTCTTAGTATCTCTTTCTACGGATTACAACAACGCATTGTTGGTAATTGAAAACGCAAACATTGGTTGGGCTTGTATTCAACAAGTAATTGATAGAAACTATTCTAACCTATATTATACCAACAAAGATTTGAAGTATGTGGATAGTGAGAATCAATTCTCAAACAAATACCGAGCGCAAGATAGAAATCAAGTAGCCGGTTTCTCAACTACCTCTCGAACTAGACCTTTGATTATTTCAAAGTTGGAAGAGTATATCAGAGATAAATCAATCACAATCCGTTCAGTACGAACTATCGATGAATTGTTTACATTTATTTGGAATAATGGTAGAGCAGAAGCGATGAGAGGTTATAATGATGATTTAACTATGAGTTTAGCTATTTCACTTTGGGTAAGGGATACTGCTCTTAGATTAAGACAAGAAGGTGTAGATTTAACCAAAAGAGCTATTGATGGTATTTCTACTTATACTTATAATGGGGTATATGGTGGAACTAACAACGATGATAATCCTTGGCAAATGGAATTCGGAGATGGATTCGAAGATTTGACAAAATGGTTATAAATTATCTTTGTTATATTTATATAGTATAAGTTTAATTATAGGATTTTAAATGGAGAATTACTCAGAGGAACTTTATAACGAATTCAAATTAGGATTGGATGAAAACATCGAAGAATATGATGTTGAAAACTGTGAAGATTTGAAAGAGTTTATCCACTTTCTAAAAAATATGAAAGAGGAACTTACTGAAGCTGAATATCAAGGTAGAAAGGTAAAACTTAATAAACCAATGGATGGTGATGTAAAGAAGTTCAAAGTGTATGTAAAAAATCCAAAGGGAAATGTTGTAAAAGTAAACTTTGGACATGGTGGTTCATCTGCTAAAAAAGCTGGTGAAAAAACTATGAGGATTAAGAAAGATAATCCAGAAAGAAAAAAAGCATTTAGAGCAAGACACAATTGTGATTCACCTGGCCCAAGACACAAAGCTAGGTATTGGAGTTGTAAAGCTTGGTAATAAATTAGGATAATTCAATAATTTTTCGTATCTTAGATAGATTATAAGATAAAGTAAATAGAATGGCAGAAGAACAAAATAGTTCATTTTTTAATCGATTAACGAAACTCTTTTCTACCCAAGCAATCGTAACGGTTGATAAGGAAGGAAAAAGAAAAGTTGTTGATGTAGATGATAGACAGCAAGGTGGTACTAACTTAATGAATTTAAGGGATAGGTACACCAAACTACAAAGGTCTTTTTATGGGGACCAGATGGCAGCTCAATCAATGGCTTATCATCAAGTTCGTAGAGAATTATTCAGAGATTACGATGCTATGGATAATGACCCAATCATCTCATCGGCATTAGATATTTACGCAGATGAGTGTACTCTTAAAAACGAATTCGGTGAAGTAGTACAAATCAAAACACAAAACGAAAAAGTAAAGGAAGTATTAGAAAACCTTTTCTATGATATTCTTAACATAGAGTTCAACCTTTGGTCTTGGACTCGTAATATGGTTAAGTATGGTGATTTCTTCTTAGTACAAGAAATCCAAGAAGGAGTGGGTATTATAAATGTAAAACCACTTCCAGTTTATGAAACTGAAAGATTGGAGAATACCGACCCAAACAACGCAAACTATGTTAAGTTTAATGTAAACCATGACCCAAATGGGAAAGGTGAATATGAGAACTATGAAGTAGTACACTTTAGATTATTATCAGATACCAACTTCTTACCTTATGGAAAGGCAATGATTGAAAATGGTAGAAGAATTTGGAAGCAAGTTTCTTTGATGGAAGATGCTATGTTGATTCATAGAATTATGAGAGCACCTGATAAGAGAGTTTTCAAAATTGATATTGGTAATATCCCACCACAAGAAGTTGATAATTATATGCAGAAGATTATCAACAAAATGAAGAAAACTCCATTTGTAGATAAAAAGACTGGTGATTACAACTTAAAGTATAATATCCAAAACCTAACTGAAGATTTCTTCTTACCTGTTAGGGGTGGTGATAGTGGTACTGAAATTGATTCATTGGGTGGATTAGAGTACACCGCAATTGATGATATTGATTACTTAAAGAATAAACTATTTGCAGCACTTAAAATTCCAAAAGCATATTTGGGATATGATGAGAATGTAAATGGTAAAGCAACTCTTGCTGCAGAGGATGTGAGATTTGCAAGAACAATCGAGAGAATTCAAAGAACTCTTATATCGGAACTTACTAAGATTGCAGTAACACATTTAGCAGCACAAGGTTTCGAAGGTAAGGAAATGGTTGATTTTGAATTGGATTTGGTAAACCCATCTACAATCTATGAGCAAGAGAAAGTAAACCTTTGGAGTGAAAAAGTAAGATTAGTTTCTGATATTACTCAGTTGAATATGATTTCAAAGGAATGGGCTTATAAGAATATCTTTAATATGAGTACTGATGAAATTGATTATCAGAAAACTCAAATGATTAATGACTTGAAAGATAGATTCAGATATCGTTCTATTGAAGATGAAGGTAATGACCCAGCAATGGAAAGTGAACCAACTGATGTAGAAGATGAGTTGGAAGAAATTAAATCATCTTTAAAGGATAAAGGTGGTAGACCAAGGGAGGGAAATACTTATGGTAAGGATAAACACCCATATGGTAGAGACCCGTTAGGAGCAAAGGAGAATCACAAAGCATTGAAAAAAACCGAAGGTAAAGTTACTAAAAAGGCAGGTAAATTTGCTAAGGAATATGTTAATGGAGTATCCGCAAAACGAAAGTTAATGAGTGAAGGCGGAGACTTTTTAGATGATTCAAATTTGATTGATGAATAAAAATTTAGGAAATCAAAAATAACTTATATTTATATACAACGTAAAGTATCGTATATTGATATATTATTATAGGATAAAAATATAATGAAGAGGGTAAAACATTCAAAATTTAAGAATACTGGGATTCTATTCGAACTTCTCGTAAGACAAATTACGTTAGAAGTTCTTAATGGTGATACCACAGAGAAAGCAAAGAAAATTGTGGCTGAGTTTTTCAGTCCAAAAACCGAGCTTAATAAGGAGTTAAGATTGTACGAACTTTTAACTAAGGAAAAGTACAATTCAGAATCAAGAGCTGATAAGTTTATTGATACTGTAAATGAAGCTCATAGTAGAATCAATCAGAAACAACTTCAATCGGAGAAGTATAATCTTATCAAAAAGATTAACGAATCATTCAATATGGATGAATTCTTATCTTCACCAATTACCAACTATAAGGTATTGGCATCTATCTATAAGGTTTTTGAATCTAAGAGATATGAAAACTACGATGTAAAGGATGTATTTAACTCAAAGATTACCCTAATTGAGAACATAACATCAAAACCTGCTGCGATTACCGAATCTAAAAAAGATAAAGTAATTGAGGCTTACAAACAACAAGATAAAGATTTACGATTACTTACTTATAAAACATTAGTTGAGACCTTTAACAAAAAGTATTCAAACTTAAACGAAGCTCAAAAGAGGTTGTTGAAAGAATACATCAATAACTTAACTAACACAACGGGATTCAAATCATATATTGAAAACGAAATCCCTTCTATCGTAAAAGAACTAAAATCTATCGAATCTCAGATTGGTGATAAAGTAACTAAAATTAAACTTAGTGAAACTATCTCTCAGTTAGCTAGTACAAAGATTGGAAGAAAAGTTTCAGATAATCAAGTTTCATCACTAATGATGTCTTACGAACTAATCAAAGAATTAAAGAGTAAAGTTAATGAGTAATCTAAGAAAGCTAATTGAGGATTTAATAGAAGAAATCCAAAATGAAGAAATGGATATTGAGGAAGTAACCACCACTGGTGATATAGCTGGATACAATACTCCTAACGCTTTTAAGTCTACGGATGGTACTGATGAAGATGATGAATCGGATGATGATTATATTGATGCCATTAACAAAGCAACTGGTTACAAAAGAGTTGATGAAAATCGTTGGCATGAATTAAGGAAATCCGAAGGTACTCCTAAGCAAAAAATCGGAGTTGGTATTAGCAGTATCAACAAACAACTTTCTGAAATGGAAACGTTTCTAAAGTGGTATGGTAAGATTAAGAAAGAGAGTGGTATGAAAACTGAGGACCAATGGAAACGAACACAAAAGCATCTCTATAAAATTAGAGAGAGGTTAAATAGAATTTCAACATCAATATCAGAATTATAAAATATAATTGGCAATTATGAATATTACCAGAGAAACTATCAAAGAAACTATAAAAACAGTAATGGCTGAGGAAGCTGATTACAAAGCATTTTTCAAAAAGGCATTAGAAAAAGCTGGAAAATCTATCCCATCTATGAGTGATGAAGAAAAGAAAGAGTTCTTCAACAAAATTGATGCGGCTTGGAACGCTAAGGGTGAAAAGAATGAAGCTCTTAAAGGAGACCAACATGAATTGGATGTTGATGGTGATGGTGATATTGAAGCTGATGATTTAGCAGATTTAAGAGCTGGTAAGAAGATAAACAAAGAATCAATAGTAACTGAAGCTGATAACTTCGCTGGATGGATTGCAATTGACCATAGAGGTAAAAAAATTGAAATCAAAAAAGGTGAAGCTAAAGACCTTTACAACGCAAAACTATTGGCAATTAAAAAATTAAAAGTTCCTAAATCAAAAGTAGGAATGTTAGCAATCAAACCAGCCGTAAATGAATCAGCTGGATGTAATTGTGGATGTGGGGGGTGTTCAACGCCTGTAACTGAGGGTAGAGCATTTATCAACGCTGCTAAAAAAGCAAAAGAAGAGGGTAAAACTGAATTTGAGTTTAATGGTAAAACATATCCAGTAACTTTAAAGGAATCAATAGTAACTGAAGCACGTTTAGGAAAAGTTTCTTTATTGAGAAGTGTTGAAAGTGGTGATAGTTCGCATGTTGAGGGAGTAAAGATTTCTCCATCATTGGCATTTGAATTACGAATGTTTTTAGAAAGACCAATGTTAGCTAAAACCAGAACTGGTATCGCTATTAATAACGCACAAATGAAAGATGCAATTGGTATGTTGGCTAAAGTTGGTGTACATAAGAGATTATCTTCTGGGGTGAAGAAAGAGTTTGCAGATTTATTAAAGAAATATAACAAATAAGGATACTATGAAAGGTCTATTGATTGAAACAAATTTGTTTGAAGGAAGGGTGAATGAGGATTCATCTGGTAGAACCTTAGTTAAAGGTGTCCTTCAACGTTCTGGTGCAGAA